TTCTTGAACAGGTGGCTTAACTGGCTTCGCAGCTACTACCTTGCTCATTTCCTCTCGGCTTGGTCTCTTTGCTTTAGGCGCATAACCTGCATTTGCAAGTGCTCTGCCGATCGCTGAAGTCTCGCAATTCTCCAGTGCTGAAGTCTGATTAACCCCTCGGCTAGTAACTGTTTCCTCAGCGTACCCTGTTGCCCATGCAACGCCATCTTCAGCATTCTTAAAAAGATAAGCCTTAACAATGTATCGACTTGCCTCGACCACTTCAAGCTCTGTTGCAATGCGAAATGATGGATGATCCTTAATAAACTTTTCAAGTCGAACCTCCACTGGTTCATAGTCGGCTAAATTAAACATAGAGTTCATTCTCCTCTGTTGCTAGTTGCCCTGCGAGTGCTCCATAGCTGCATAGATCGACCCAGTTGTCGATGTGTTGGGCTGATTGATTAGTCCGTGCAAGTTTAACGAGCACCATGATCCCTGCGACTTGATAATCGTGGATCGGTGTCTGTAGGTATGCACTGAGGAGCATTGCGGTGTGTTGCAGGTTATCCGCAGGGTGACCATACGATAGCCCACGATCGCGGATTGTGTCTGTTGCGGTAAGTAGGATCTCATTAGCGAGCATCTGTTGTCACTCGCTGAAATGACTTAGCCACGATCAAGCCTTCACGCTTGCCTTCGTTAAAGCCTTTAGCCCAGCCTACTAAATACCATAAAGCATTAGCTGCTAGAAGCAGCACAATCATTGGCATCTCAAAGCTCATTGTTTTTCCTATCTGTAGCAACGCCCTCGGTTGGCTACAGAATTAGTGTGACAGAAGTGTCCGACTAATCAAGCACATTCTGATAACGAAACGATAACGATTCTCCCTCGTCCACGGCATCATCCAGAGTGCGTTTGATGTCAGGCGTAAAGTCGTCCATATAGGGTGAATGATCCGTCCTTGTTGATTGGCACTAAGAATGGGCTAACTCGATCTCCATGTGTCTCAATGACTGCCACAGACATCTGCCAATTAGCACTGCCAGCCTTGAGATAAGAGGCTTTCTTTTTGTCCATAACATTTCCTGCCTCTAAGCCCCAAAGAGTCCTGTATTGGCTTCCTAAGCCTTCTGTATAGGCACTAATGCCAGCCCTGTGAGTGTGTCCACAGACTACAGACTTGCCGAACTTCTTAGCCAAGCCAAGAGCTGTAAGTCCTGCATTGCTATTCATCGATCCTTCGTCTCCGTGGACTAAGACCCAGCCCTTATGGAACTCGAATGGCTTTTTATGAAAACGAATCCCCAAGTCATTGAAACCCATAAAGCGGGAGTACTCGAGTTCTGGAAGTCCGATGAGGCTAGGAGCTCCTCTAACGAGAGTGTGGTATAGACGATCGGTGTGGTTGGATCGAGTGATGTCGGTAGTGCCAAGATCCCATAGGATGTTTTGAGCCAGACTTCGATCATAATCTAGCTGCCCTTCATACTCCAGATGTGTGCCTTTAGCCCACTTGCTTTGTGACTGCATATCAAGCTCATCGCCTGTGTTCAAGACAAGGTCGAACTTCTCACGCTTTACTAACTTAATAAGATTCTTAACTGCTTGCTCATGATGAAAGGGAATCTGAAGATCCGAGATCACCAAGTATCTGCGTTTAGTCATCGTCCTCATCTTCGTAGTCCCCGAACTTCTCAGGGTCAATGGGATCAGGCAGAATCCAATGAGGATAGGCTTGCGGTTCTGTGATCATGAACATGGCAATGTCCTCTGCGAAACCTGCTCGCTTTAATGAACAAAAGTACTCATATAACCCAATGCAGTAAGCATCAAGCTTTGAGTAACCTTGTTCCTCTAACGCCTTAGTTGCTTTTCTTGCCATAGCACAATGCTATCTGTCGAGCAATATGTTATAGATCTCATCGACTCGCGTGTTGAGTCTTTTGATCTCAGACAACAGGTGTGTGATTACATAGCCAGACAAGCCACCGAGTGCTGCGATGGTGGCAAGGTAAAGCGTGAAGAAGTCGGACTGTGTCACTTCTTGATGCCCATAGACGGATCATTAGGTGAAAGATAACGCAGAACAGGTGGAAGGATTGAAGCGATACCGGCAGCGATAAGTGCATGAGGATCTGTAACCCCTGCTGCATACATCGAGATTGCTGCTACTAAAAAGGCTCTAGCCCATGAACCTGCTGCTGTCTTTAGTTCATTCATTATTCTCCGCCTAACATAGATACTTGAAAAAAAGCACCATCATTGTCAGCTTCTTTCTTAAAACTAACATGGCAGTGCTTAGAGTGTTTGTTAGCCCCTGTGTACTTGCGCCACTTCCAGTTAAGGATGCTGGAGCAGATTCGTCCATCGTAAATGATGTAACTAATACGCTTGTCTGCTTTTGACTTGGATAAGATACGAAGCTGATCGACAAGATCTCCCATGATGTCGGGCTTCCCACCCTTGAATAGATCTTTGTCCACATCAATGGCACGAACCCAACCCTGCTCATCTGGATTATGATCAGACTTGCGAGCAGCGTGTCGGGTATCACCGATCCAACCATCCGATGCGCGGTCACGATCTGGGAACGAGTCATCGAACTGTTCTCTTAATTGGACAGCAGCTTTACTTAATTTAGGCTTCATTATGCAGAAGGGTTATGTGCCTCATACGCAGCTAACAACTCTGCTTCTGTTGCCTCTCCTTGAAGAAAAAACTCATCATTGATGCAGATTAAATCATAACCGCCTGTCTCTTGCATGAAAATGGATGAATTAACTCGCTTTGTTGGTCTGTCAATTTGTATTCTCATTATTACGCTCCTAAGTAGGTACAGGAAAATTGACCATCAAAGCTTTTTGTTCCCGTTGATTGGTCAGATTGAATAAAGATTTCAAAATAATCACCAGCAACAGCAGAAACGACTACTGAACCTGAGCATACTCCGTTATTGTTTCCACTAATAAATCCAATACTTGCACCATAACCGATTGAGGTATCACCTGATCCGTTTTTATACAATTTAATAAAAACATACGATGGAACTGTTCCAATAAAAAAACCAGATGCGGTAAACAAATATTTACCACCCTTACCAGTTGGAATGGTCATTCGTGAAGTATTAGAACTAGTGCTGTGATAGTTATCTGTGTCAAAATCTTCTGTTGGAAATGGACAAGCTGTGGCAACTCCTGAAGTATAAGAAAAAGAAGTTCCATTTCCTCTTGCTGCTGCGCCCACAAATGCAGGTGTTCCAGATGACGGAGTTGCCCACTTTAATCCTGTGGCTGTGCTTGAATCTGCTGTGAGGACTGTGTTATTCGCACCGACTGCAAGGCGAGCGGGTGTGTCGTTTGCAGTAGCTGCAATGATGTCACCTTTTGCATCAACTATTGCGTTCTGGATAGCGTTGCTGTCATCCTGTGCAACCCATGTAAAGTCCATGTCTGTGTTAGTTGCCTTAGATAGCACTTGACCAGTCGTGCCACCCTTTAGATCGACAAGTGAAGCATCGATAGAGTCGCCTAGTGTCTCAATGGCTACTGCGCCATCCTTGACTAGGTCAGTACTGGTTGGTACTGCCCAACCAAAATTAGGGGTTGTTGTTGCCATTAGGTTAGAGCTCCGATCGCTTTAGACCACTGTAGTGTACCATTTACGCCACTCCAGATGGTGTTAGTTGGAAGTACTGTTGCCCATGTCGGGGCTATAAGAGAAAAGTCTGTTGGTGAGACATAGATAGTTGCATCCACGAATGTTGGTGTGGCTCTTAGCGAAATGCCCTCAACAAAGCCTGAGAAGTACCCCTCGAACATGTTAAAAGGTAAATTAGTAATAATGACTGGCTCGCCAAAGAATAGGTTAATTAGGTCGTCTCTAAGGGCATCTGGCATAAGAGGATTGTCAAGTCTAAAAGTAATCTGATCCAGCTGTGTTCTAGGCACTGACCGCAGGGCTAGATCCCGCTCGATAATGTCCTCGATGTCAGCTGTGTGACGGATGTTGGAATCGAATGTTCTTTGGTAGCGACCATAGGTGGCGATGGAAGCATCGTCTGTGGCTGAGTATGTTGAGCCGTAGTCATTGCCATAGCGCACAATCTCGCTGTTACGGATCTTGCCAATCTGTAAGATTGACTTAACGCTGGCAGGTGAAGCGTAGTTGCCATCTAACTGAGTTGAGCCATTAGTTGCTAAGTAATTGCTTCTATGATCGGCATCAGCATACGAGATTCGCCCTTGCTTGTCCTCGTAGAGCGTTCCGAGTGCGCTGTCTGCTATCTGCTGGACTAAGGTCTGCGTGTTGCGATCTGCTGCTGCAAGATTGTCCATCTCGTAAAGACCAGCATCGATCTCGCCTAAGCCCACATTCTCAGCATTAGCCCATGTAGTAGTCGGATCATAATTAACCCATTGAAGGGCAGGTGCAACCTCTTGCCATTGATTGACTAGAAGATCCTCAAGGATAATAGAGATCTGCTCACCATCTAAGTCATGAGCAACTGCTGCTGTGTAGATTGCTTTAGGCAGTTTAGCCAGAGCACCCACTGCAAGGATTGTGCCAAGAGTGACATACCCTGATTCTTCTGGACTTCTGACTGAGGTCGTAAAGTCTGAAACTGTGCCACCGAATACAGGCACATAAGTGCCACCGCTATCCTTAAGCTCTAAAGTCAAAGAATCTGTAACATCGATGTCAAAGAGAGAATTGGTCGAGTTAATGATGTCCATGCGGGCATAACCTGCTTGGCATTGCCGATCAATATCGATGCGCCCTGTAGTGAGATTAACCCCAGTTACATTGGTATAAACAGTCGTTCCGACTGTGATGCGCCACTCTGGAAGCCATGTCATACGATTGTTAGTGTTTCTGTGCCTCGGTAACCCGCCTGTCGCAATATATCAAGAATATCTCTTGCTTCTTGTTCTTGATTTCTTGCTGGAGCTATAACACTGATATTCATTCCACTTGAACCATAACCTGCGCCTCGGTTCATGTTAGGGCTATAGCCACCCATGTCACCGACTGAACTTTGGTAAGCAATAAGGTCGCGCAGATCCTGCGCATTTTGCATATCTAATAAATCTGCAAAAGCATTGGCACGAGCTGAGGCTGCATCTGCATATTCAAGAATAGCCTCGATAGATCCGCCTGTTGTTGAAATAGGCGCGATGTAATCTCCTACTGGGATTCCTGAACCAAGCGATCCGCTTGTTGGTACTGGAGCTTTAGCCTGACTATTAGCCTGTGCTAGTAAAGCAAGCATCTCGCGTATTTTACGCAATGCCTCATCTAGGTTAGATTGGTTGATTAGATCGGCTGGCTTAATGCCCTCAAGAATTGATTTAATGTCTGAAAGTTTTGCGCTTTGACCAGTTAAAGCATTTAGAACTTTTAGATCTGCGTTGAGTTTATTAGTAGCAGCAATAATAGCTGCTTCATCCTTAGCAGCAATTGCATCTTCTAGGGCAAGAATTGATTGCTTAACATTAAGGCGAGCAATATCGTTCGCAATTTGCATTTGTTGAGCAGATGATGTTGCCTTGCCTAATTGCTCAGCCTGATTGGTGAGAGCTGCTGCAATCTGGATCTTATCTATGTCAAAGATTTCTTCGCCTTTGCCAAGGGCAAGATTAGCCTTGTCAATTGCTGCCTTTAACTTAGCTGCTTTAAGTGCTTTTTGTTCTTCTGCTGTAAGTTTTTTCTTAGCAGCAAGTGTTTGAATTGCGTATTTTGATTGTAACTCTGCAAGGTGAGCTAAGGCACTAGCCGAAGTGCCTTGTTGTTCCGCATTTTGTCGTGCTTGTTTTCCAAGTTCTACCAGCAGACCCAATGGTGTGCTTTTGTTAAACACCTTAAACGCATCAAATAATATGTTAGCCCCGGGAATGCTTCGAAGATAATCAATTAGCACACCTACGCCTCGGATTGCATCTGCTGTATAAGTGGCAACATCCTGCATAGCCGTTGCTAGGTTAGCAACTGAATCATCGTCGCCAAGCATCTTAACTGCATCCAGCAAACCTGTGCCAATAATTTCTTGAGCATCATTGGCTGCATTAGCAAGAATCTGCATCTGACCAGCATCGGTTTTAGCAAGGTTTTTATTAAAATCTTTATAGGTGGAATCAAGAACAGCAACTAGTGCTGCTGCTCTTTCTGATTCTGTTCCATTCTTAATTGTCTTTTTAGTTGTTTCGTCTAGGACAAAGCCAACTTTAGTAAGTGATGAAAAGTTTCCGTTAAGGGCTTGAGCAAGCCCGTTAGTCATCTGCTTAAACTGATCGGCAGAAGCAGCCGCACCCTTTTCGGCTGTTACATAATCAAGGATGGCTGGAGTAAGTTGTTTGATCGTGTCAATCTGTAGATTGAATGTTGCTAACTGTGATTGTGTTTGTGTGATGTTTTCTTTACTAACCACACCAATGTCCTGCAAAGCAGCAGCCTGATCATTAAGAGACTGGATCTGTGATTGACTTGCTCCAACTGTTGTCTTAACAAGGCTAGCCAATCGTTCCTGTTGAGCCCCTGCATCCAAAGCAGCTTTAACAGATGCCTTGCCAAAGGCAATTACTTGAGCAGTACCAAAAGCAAGACCAGCAGCACCAGCAAGTTTCTTTACATTTCTAGTGAGTTTGTCTGTTGAACTCTCAGCTTGCTTAAATGCTTTATTGCCAGTGAATTCCGCTGCAATGTCAATGACTACATTAGCCATGGTTAGCCTCTCACTGTTGCTCGTTGGTTAAGTTTGGTGGCTGCTGTTGAAATAGCTTTAAGCACACCTTCTCGGGCTTTGCCGTTGTTCTCATCATAAGCACGATAAAGAACGCGACCTTGCATACGACCCTTACCTTTAAGAGGTGCACGCAACTTTCCATCTTGGTTAAGAACAAATCTGCTCTCAGGGCTTAACTTGCCCATTCTTTCGTAGATTGCTCCAGCTCTGCTTTTGTTAAAGACTTGAGCTAAAGATCTAAACCCTCTTGAGTTAGCCTTTGATGGAGTTGTCTTAAAACCAATTTTAGATTTAACCTCAGAAGGGTTAAAGAATGGGAAAGTTGCCTCTGACATTTGACGAGGCAACCATCCGCTTAATATTTCTCCGCGATCAGGTACATAGCCTTTAGCCGATTTAGAAATCGGTGTAATAGCTGTCTTGATTTCTTTCTGAGTTTCTTTTGCTAGATCAGGAGTGAATTCTCTAAGAGCTTTTCTAAGTGCGACCGCGCCCTTTACGCTTGCTGGCATCACTCACCTCTTTCGCTTCATCCTTGAGCCCCTGCACTAATGCATCGAGCATGGTCTTATCTAGATCCAACAACTGCTGTGGCGCGATTCCCAACCTAATGCTTAGCCTAGCAATTAGATAGGTGAATGGAAGATCGCGCTTTATCC